TCATAATTCCAGTAACCATCAACTTTTCTGATTTTCAGTTTGAAGTTTGCACCTTCCCAGAAATCAAATGGGTTGATAGGTTTCTCATCTTCAAATTCAGGTTTCATCGCTTCAGTAATCTTATCAAAGATTTTCTTACCAAACTTAAATAGTTTGATTTGACCTTCATTCTCAGGATGTTTTGCGTCATTAATAATTAGAACATTTGCAATATAAGAGAGTTTTCTTTTTCTCTTTCTTGCAATCTCTTTATCGGCATCTACGCCAGAGTTCCAGAGTAAACTGTTTGATTCACTTACTGGATCTTTTTTGTTCATAGTTGTTAAACTATTTTCAATGTACCACCCGCCTGGTCCTTGAAATGCATGGGACCATAGTCTTGCCCATGGTAAATCTTCATCTTTAACTGCTGGTAAAAATCTAAAAACAGCATAACCATTACCTGATTTATCTAGTTCTGGTTTCCAGAATCTATCATCAGCATATGAGTTTGATTGTTTTTGAGGTTCGGCAACTTTATTTAGTTCGCCTATGAGTGTGTCTAAATTAGACTTTGACCTTTTTAAGGCCGCAATACTTGTATTCATATTTGTATCTCCTTGTATGATTGTATTTGTATTTTTATCTTATCCACTTTGTATATAATATATGTTTATATTTATATGCGAAATAGGTGGGACTATGGAATACCCACAAGTAACAGACCGGATTCCATTTCCTATTCTGTTACAACCTACTCTCACCTGTCGGCGATTTGACACCCCTTGTTTTCCAAGTTATGCCTGGGTACAACCCCTGAGCAGTCAAGTTCGAGCCTCTGGTAAAACCCTCTTCCTTGCACTATAAAAAGAAGTTTATAATTCTTCTTTTGCATATATCTTATTATAACAGATTTGAAGCATAATGTCAAGCATCTTCCCCAAATTTATTATATTTTTCTGACACTACCGATCTCAACTCTGGTTCTTCTTTTACCGATTTACCGATATCAAGTGTTAGTAAATCTTCATCTAAACCATAATTAATTATTGATGTATTATCTTTTTCGGCAAGTTGTTTCTCTAGTTCTCGAATCTTATCTTCGGCAACTTCCAATAGATGTTTTAACTTACCAATCTCTATGTTAGCATCCATTACTGTATGCTCTGCTGTATATCTTCCTGCCTGATCCATAATTACACCAATGTTAGTATTTGATTTCTTAATCGTATTGCTCTATCACCTACTTGGGTTGCCCATCTAGAATCCATCATTTCTTCTGCTGCTCTTGTCCAATCACGATCATTTACACCAGCAATAAAATTCTTGAATTTAGATAGACGTGGTCGCCCCATGTTGAATGCCATGTTTACGATTACTTGTTGAGCAACATCTGGTAAATCATCTAAATCTGGAAATAATATTTTTGCTTCACTTACAAATTTAGCAACATCAGTTTCAAATATTTCGTTTACTCTATCTTCGCTTATTTCTGTTCCGTCAGGCTTACCATGCTCTGGGTCATTTTCTGTAATTAAATGTCCAATGCCAAATGTGGGATAACCAAGATGGTCTTTATATATCTCATATTTTACACCCTCATCAATTTTTAGTTGTTCTCTTAATGCTTCAATATTCATTTGTTCTCCTTTGGTTTTACCATTATTTTAGGTAGTATATCACAATTATATGATAGTGTTCTTCTTACTTGATCCGTGCCACTAAATGGATAAACAGTATGTACCAGTGTATATGGAAATATAAAGAAATCACCAACTTTAGGACTTAACCTAAGCTGTGATATTGCTAGTGAATGTTGTTGACCGCCTATAAATTCTAGATGTCCATTTGATGGAGTTTTAGGATTGATTATTTCTTCACCATATGTATCAGGTGTTTTTAAAAATAATACAGATGAAAGACCTACTAAACTATTTTTACTTGAATGAAAGTGAGCAGGATTATATTCACCTGCAAACATATCATTTATCCAAGCGTTATCTAAAACTGGTTGATGTGTTTGTTGTAATACTAAACCTGCTCTTTTCATGTATTCTTGAAAACACATTTGAAAGGTACCTTTTATACTATCATCTAATAAATGATTGACTAATTTTTCTTTCTTAATTTTACCTGCAAGTTGAGTGGTCCAATCTACTGTTGTTTCTTCTTTTTCATCAAATACATTATTAATCTCGTCAATAAATGTTTTAGGCATTTCTAACTTTAGGATTATTTCTCCTAATGTATGTACTTGTACTTTTACATCTTCACTCATTATATCTCCTTCAATTTATCTCTTAAACTCTTTTTGTATTTTGTAACATTATATCTAAGAAATGGTTTTTATCTTATCATTCTATCATACAACTTAGGCCACAGTACCTTCTCACTTATATTTTTATTTAGTTGTTTAGAAAAAGATAATATATCATCTAATATTATAAATGTTTCAAAGTTTATTCTCTTAGATAAAAACATCTTTAGTATAGGTGGATGTTGCCCATTTTTAGATGTAAATATATCATCAAACTCTATATTTTGTTCTAACATATATTCAAGGTCTTGTTCATAATAATAAAATAATGCTTCTAATTTTTTTGACCATTCTTTATAATGATCATCACCAGACTTGCCAATGATGTCGCCAACCCATAGATTAGTATTAGAAACAAAATTACTAAGGAAGTAATCAACAATGCTGTTATCGTTATAAGATTTAGAAAGCTTATGAAAGAAATACCTATCCCTTCTTTTAGTAAATGTTTCCAGTCTTGCAGTTGTTCGACCGTTGTGCTTATGAAAGTCATAAGATTGGTTTTTACTTGTGAAGTGGAGTTTGATGGCCAGATAGATTTTATATACTTCAAAACCATTCATTCGTTCCTTATTGTATTCCTGCCGCTTGTATTAGCACACCGCCTACTATTGAAATTGTGTATGCCATAATTATTACTTCTAACATTTTTATCCTTATATTGGTAACTTTGCTGTCTTTTCTTTTAACATATTCAGACCTTGTGCCTCAAATGCTATTTTCTCTTTTAATGTTTTATTCACTAAACCTTTTGTGTTACTTGGATCTATGCCATTATCTGAACAGTATTTTACTATGGCGTCCATGTAACTCATTCTTTTATTCTTAACCATATCTTCTATTAGTAATGCAAATTTATTTGGTGTTATAATCATTGTTCTATTATACTATATTTTAAACTTATTGTCAAGGTCTGTAAGTGTTATATACTCTAAATTATCACAATCTTGCCACTCTTTTACTTTGACATTAATTGTTTCATCTTCAGGATTAACTTTATAAAATTTTATGTTTTTAAATTTATTAAATGTATTCTTATGTTGTAATATCCAATTATATGTTTCATCTGGATTGTCAGGTCTTGCATAATCAGCGTTCTTTTCAGCATAACAATTAGTGCCTGCATATACATTATTTATCTTATTATCTTTAGAATATAGATCATGACCAATAATATATATTTCTTTTGCACCTACTTCACATGAAAGATGAATAGACCTTGAACCTGTTGCATAAGCAAAACCATCTACATCTGGTTCTATATCGTAAACATGATCTTTTTTTGCTATACCTGTAATATAAGTTATACCTAGATTATGTCCTAGTGTTAATGTAAATACACCATCAGCACCATGATAAACAACTTGTTCACTATCATTCCAAACAATGTCAGTTTTATCTGCCATAGTTTTCATCATTTCTTTTGCGACAAATATAGGAACAGGTGTCCAGTATCCTAAATAACATATATTATCAAAGACATAACCTGATCTGTAAACCTCATGTCCTATTCTTGAATCTAAAGCAACAAGTATATCGGGTGTAAAATCACGATAAATCGCATTACACCCGACTACTGTACCCTTCTTTTTAAATTTGTCAATATCTAATCCCTTTCTTGAATTACCATTGCCAAAACAAAAGTGTACATCTTGAAATAAGGACATTATTTCAAATCATTCTTTCTAATTGTAGGATTATAGATTTCTCTTGCGGCGTCTGAACCAGACAAGTAACCGATTGCATAGGCACATAAAACTAATATACCTATGGGTAGTAATATTTCAAATACTTCAAACATAACATAATCTCCTTTTGTTAGGGAGGGCGGGTGATGTTTAGGCACCACCCTTCCTAAATTAACCCTCTATGGTACGGTCTACTGGACTTGAACCAGTACGCCTTGTGGGCATCCGAAGATGTGTCTACCTTTTCACCAAGACCGCATCGGTGCCAGTTTCTGTTGCAAGGTACTGGCAAACCCCTAGCAACCTAGGCTGCTAAAGCATACTCATTAAAGTTTGCGTTTATTAAATTTTAAGTCTTTCGACTATCTCTCTCCAATACGATTTCTCACAACGGTCGATCCTATTTCGCCCCCTTAAAGGTCTATTTAGGATTGGTGGAGGCGCTGGGTATTGCACCCAGGTCCCTACTGTGTACTCTCATTATCTTCAACGAAAGATTCATTAACGATATCAAGTAGAGCATCAATATCAAACTCCCACTTCATACCATAACCCATCAAACAGGTTTCGCCGTTCTGTAAAACTGTTAAGAACATTGAACCTGAATCTGTTTTCTCACTATACCAAAAAGATACCCATGCTATTGGTGGTGTACTTGGATCACCATTTGATGTTACATTCGCCCATGCTATGGGTTTTTGTTTGAATGTGTTAGTCGCATGACCATACACAGTTTCTGCTTCACCACAAAATATTGGTGACATCACTTGCTTCATAGCATCTGGTGGAAATACAGGATGTTCAGTTGATTGTGCTGTGTTTAATACAGCATATACTATACCAAGAAATAATAATACTGATAATATTCCTGTTATATTTTTAATTATTTGTTTCATTAAAATCCTTAATCGCCATTTCTAGTAAAGGCAAATAGTCTTTTTTATCTTTAATAAAAGTTTGAACAGCACCATCTTCGGTTACTATCAGGATTACAACTTGATCTATTGTTTGTGAAAATCTTTCTTCATACATTTCACAATAAGCAGAACCTTGTATAAAATAGTTCTCAACCCATTCTTCTTTTTTTTCTTTAGTCGAAGTCTTAAAGTCTATTACAGATATTTTACCTTTATATTCGGCAATACAATCTACACGACCTGCAACACCCAACCTATCGCTGTACAAACCGCCTTCTTGTATTATAACATTATTTATATTATCTAGTTCAGGTTTTAGTATAGAAAACAATGCGACAGGTAGCACATCTTGTTTTGATAGTTCTTCGTTGTTTAGATAATCTTCGACTAACTGATGAACGGCTGTGCCTCTTTTAGCAGCACTTCTCATTATCTGATTTGCAACATCATTACCTACTGATTGACGCCACTTTAATATGCCTTCTTTACTTCTTCCTGATAAAACTGTTGTGATAGATGGATATTTGTTACCTTCAGGTGTAACATAAAATCTTTTACCTTCAATATTTTGAGTTGATATGTCAGGCAATTCGGTATTCAGTTTTACATGATCAAAAGATTTCATGTGAAACTTCTCTTTTAAAAAGGTATTCATTTGATTCATAATGTAATTATAACAGTTTATTTACGGTTTGTCAAGCATCCTCTTTTATTTTGTATTGATCATTTGTTATTGATACAATTTTAATTGACTCATACTTACCTGGTACCATTTCTTTTAAATTACCATCTTTATCTTTAAATGCTATGACCATATCTTTTTTAATTTCATCCCAATCTGAATCCGCATAAACATCGGCCACCACTTTTACTTGGTATAACTCCATATACTATCCTCTTGTTATTGATACTATCTTTTTAAGTTGTGCTTCAATTACTTCTGCTCTATTCGGCCAGTGTATGTATGCTTCTGGTGACTTTGCCAACTTAACTAGTAAAGGTATAATTAGTTTTTCTAATTGTTGAAATTTATCTTTACTCTCTTTGCCAAGATTATCTTTTCGCAAATCATATTCATCATCCATTTGTTTCTTAGCAATCTCTAATTCAGTTTCATTTTTTTCTTTGATTTCATTCTTTGCTGAATTTACAGCAGAATATATTTTATCTAATTTAATTTCTAATGATTTTACAATATCGCTAGAAATGGCTTTAGCAGTTCCTTCAGCAGTTTGTTTAACTACTGTTTCTGTTTCTTTGCTTTGTTTTTGTGTGGGTTTTTCAGAAACCGAGGTAAAACCCCAATCACCACCACCATCAAAACCATCTAAAAAATCAAAATCTGCCATACTACTATTTATCTTCCTCCACCCTTAATCGCTCTATTTCTATGCTTTTTTCTTATCTTTTCAATTTGTGTATCTTTTACTGATTTTTTACCATATCTTTCTGCAAGTGGACTTTCAGGATGTGCCTCTGCTGCTTTAGACATTACTTCTTTCCATCCATTATCAGTATGACTATCAACTGAACCAACACTTGATAGTATATTCATTTGTGTTGGTGGTAATAATTCAATATGTTTCTTCTTAGTAAACTTTTCCATTTCAGATATGAGCATTAATTCTTCCCATGTTTTACCTGTGTTATGGTCTTTAAATCTATACGTTGGCATTTAACCTTCTTTCTTTTCGTGGCACTCTATTGACAATCTATAAAATTCATTTAATTCAAATTTAGTCCAACTATCAGCCATAGTTTCACATTCTTGTTTTGTTAATGGTTCTTGATAAACTATTTGATTACCTACATAGACCCAATCTGAACCTGTGAAACCCCATAAACTAATTATTAACATATATAAAGTATTCATAGACAACCTCCTCCTATTGTACCACTACATTCTAAACCATGATAGAAAAATCTTCTAGGAAAATCCCAGTAGAACATCAGGTATGCCACTATGGCCGCACTAATAAATGCTGTAAGAATAGCGTATAAATCAATCATGACCAACCTATTGTGTATATGATACAAGCAA